GGTACGGGACGCTGCGACGACGAATCCGGTTCGGATTTTTACGGCACGGCTCAGCGACGAACTTCTGCGGTACGCCGATAGTAGCCGCCAGATTCTATCGGGAACGGTATCGGCGATTAAGGCTCCCCGTGGAGTCCAACGGGTCGGTGATGAACTCTACACGGCGGTCCCTCTGAAGGAATCGGCCACGGCGGTTCTGGATCGTCTGGGATTTACGGGTGGTATTCCGATCGCATTTCCGGAAGAGATTCTGCGTCTCACCGATCTGGAGGAGGAGGATGCGCTGATTTTTGAAGAGGCCGCGATGCCGGCGCCAGTTGAACAGGGACTACCTACATCGTGGACCTCCCGTGGCCTACAAATCGCCAATCCTCCCACGGATGATATCGAACAGAGTCGGCGATTATCGCTTGCGTCGGCTCTGAATATGTCGATTCCTGAGCTGGAAGAGATTCTCCAGAAGTGGCGGGCGAACCACAGCATCGCGGATGCGAAGGATCGACCGTTCCAGTGGAGTATCCAGGATTTCTGGGTGTTGGCCCGCCTGCGTGGTGCGGATTTTGTGTTTGCCCATGAGCAAAAAGACGGGCGCATTGTGATTGATCGTTGGATTTCGGCAACCACGAAGCCGGTTCCGATCAAGCGCTACACGATTCTGTGGGGGCCACGACAACTCACGGTGTTCAAGGGCAAAATATCGCAGTTTTCAGCACGGGATCTTCCACCGGAATTCTTAACGGCGTTGGATACGGTATCACCGTTGGCGGAAGACACAGTTCCAGAATCTACGGCTGCTATTCCTGCTATTCCTGCTGTTGCTGAGGACGCTGCTGTTGACGCTACCGCGGAAGAAGCTACCGCAGGAGCCGGTGCTATTGTTGAGGACGCAGCAGAAGAAAGCCTATAGTTCTTACACAAACACGACCTGAGGATTAGATCCATCATTTCCCTTCACAGCCAGCGCCCGCTTCCGCGCCGCCATCATGCCCTCGACCTCATCATCCATGAGGTTCAGCCGTGCGACCCGCCAGGTGGCATTGACAGGATGTAGAACCACCAACGCCAGCTCCGAAACAATATATCCGTAGTATCTCTGGAGGATCCACCGATATACATTGAGCTGGATCGAATAATGCCAGTATTTCGCATCCGGCAAGTGATCCAACGGTCCCAGCCCCGACTGCCACTGGTTCTCTGTCTTGAGCTCCTCCACCCGTTTCCAGTCATAAATGGCCAGGGTTCCATCCGGTTTCATGTAGACCATATCGATCGATCCCGCAACCTGATGCTCCGTGTCGAACACTAGCCATTCTGTCCGAAACGGAATAAATCCCGATCCGTGTTTCCGCTGAAACTCCAGAAAGTAATTCCATTCGGATCCTGCTGCCGCCTCCCACGCATCGGCTTCTACCATCGCGCGACATCCAGTCTCTACATCCACCGGTTTGGCATCTGTAGTCCAGTGGACCGGCAGAGCATTGTAGAAATGCTCAATGTCCAAGTGCATCCGGGTTCCTGCTAAGGATGCCTTCTGGCCCTTGTCTGACCACTTCTTCTTGATCTCATCGGCAGTCATTCCGTAGTACTTGCTTTCAAACCACCGCGGGCCATTCATCATCTTGGCAATAACCACATCGGCATCAAAGTGTCCGAAGAAGCAGTGAAGGAATGTCGTACAACTGACCCAGCCTTTGGCAACTCCATCAATGGTATAGGTGTGGCTTTCTTCTTCAAACTGGATCCTGTCATCCCGGGGATGCTTGTGCACCACGGCCAGTCGCTGCCACGGAAGTGCTCCATCGGTAATACTCTGCGGCATGTCTTATGTGTTGCTTGGTGCGGTGAATCGTCAGTCAAATTTGCCCCCACTACGACAGATGAACGTCGGCAGTGATGGCATGGGTTCCTGGGGCGAATCTATAGTTCTACCTCTCTTGAAGCATGCTTTTCCAAAGACAACGATCACGCAAGATCCTTCCCGCAAATATGATTTGGTTGTGCTCAGTCATTTCTCTCATTTAGAGTCTATACCAGAGTATACTTGTCCATACATAACATGGTCTGGGGAATCTCGTCCAGTACATCATACAAAACGGCATTCACCATTGTTTGAGATAAATACGGCACATACCGGAAAACCAAATGAGGTGTGGATCCCGCACCTTATTACCGAAATCCCACATATATATCGTCCAGAACCGAATATGTCCAAACGCTGGTGTTGTTCGTATGCATTCTCGGTCAGTATCTCTGAACGAGAACGACTATTTCGCTATATGCGAAAGATAGAGCCGACATGTTTCGCGTTTGGACGGTCATGCTTTACGCCCAATAACCCGTTTCAGTTAGCTCAAAAAGATAGATCTTTGAATTCTAAAATGTTTACGGAGTTTGCGTTTAATGTGGCAATGGAGAACAAGATCGCGCCAGGATATATAACCGAAAAAATAGGCCACGCCTTTAATTCGGGATCGGTGCCCATTTATTGGGGCGACGCCGCGGCGATCAAGAGTTTCTTCAATCCAGAATCATTTATTTGCGTAAATGATTTCCAGACACCGGAATCGGCGGCAGAATATGCTGTACAATTGTGGCGCGATCCGCAGAAGCTACAGAAATATTTGGATGCACCGATTATTGTGAATAATAATCTGGCCGAGTATGAAGCAATCCGTACCAAATATCGACCGTGGATGAAATTTGCAGTGGACACGCTGCGCGATGCTTTTCCGGATCTATCATAATCTAACGACGGCCGCCTCTACCCCCACCGCCTCCATGACCACCTCCATGACCACCTCCGTATCCCCCTCCATGTCCGCCCATCCATCCACCGTGTCCAGGCGCACCGGGCATTGGGCGCGCTGCGGCACGACCACCATGCGGTGTCCAACCACCTCTCCAACTACTGTAGGATCCACCACCGCCACCGTACCACCATGGCCCCCACCACGGTCCCCACCATCCCCCCCAGACCACTTCTACCGGCTTCTCATGTTTCTGACTGCGGAGAATGCCCGCCGACCACAGAATCCAGATCCCAATGCAGAGTGCCAAAAATATTGCGACAAGGCCCCACATCACCTCTATTATTGGGAGATTTATTAACCTATGCTGTCAGGCTCATCAGCCACTTACCGATCTTGTTCTCTCCGCCCACCACGGTTCCATCTGCCAGAATACCCACACCGAGTTCGGTCGGTTCTGTTCCATTGGCGAACAGGATTTCTCCTCCCTTATCACGGATAGCCACGAGAATCGCCCGGAACTTGGCATCCGTATCCCGTCGCTGACGGAGATACCCCAGATAGATTTCTTCTTTCGTGGCATCCCATGCAGCCTGGTTGAACTCGGCCTTATAGGCTTTCATCTTGTTCTTGCTGGAGGCAACACGGATCGCCGCCACCTCATTGTCGGTCAGAGTATTCATGACCTCTGTAGATCCACCCTTTGCACGATCCCGTGCGAACTTCTGATGTATTGCGCCTTCCACACGGAAGAGTTGTGCGCCCAGTTCCGGTTTGTCGGTGGCTCTCTGGAACTTGGCGGAGGCAATCGCCGCTTCTACAGACGGATATTTGACCGCGGCATCGTTGATGTCGGATAGCTCTGTCTGGATACCCAGCGACAGATAACGCTGCCAATCGGATAGATCTGCTCCTAAACGCATGTCGGGTACCTTGGCCGACGCGTTGACAATGAAGGGACGAAGATCCGATTTCGCTTTTGGTGCGGCCTCGACTGCTCCTGCTCCTGCTTCTGCTTCTGCCTCTGGTTCCGGTACCGCCAGCGGAATAACATCGATAGGTTCTGATGCTGCTTCTGCCACTTCTGTTCCCTCTGGAATTGCGGAAAGAGTAGGTGCCGCAAGAGGTGCAGCAACAAGAGGTGCCGCCATAGGCTCAGCCGAAGCCGATCTCTGTACAGTCAATGCCGACGGTGGCGCAACCGGTTCCGCCGGCCCCGCCGGCCGCCGATCCGAACGACGACGCAGAATCCACCACCGATTCATGAACGACAGTCGCCGGATTGCGTCCGTCATCGCGTAGCGTTCGCCCGCCGCCACTGCGTCATTCCAGGCATCGCTGAACAGACCCGTCGACGCCGTGAGACCCATGACAGATTGCTCCTGAGCCGTCAAGAGTTCCAGGCCGACCTCCGCCAACCGTGCCTGCATATAGGCCCACGACACCAGATACTCCTGGTGCGACCATCCCGCCGAAATGAAATCCAGATCAAATCCCAGACCCAGACCAGCATCTGACGGAGGAATAATACTACCGATTCCCGTACCATAACGGCGGGTCAGAATCCAGGAATCCGTTGCTCCATCCCGACCGACGACGGTTCCATTTCCTGCGTGTAGCGCCCGGGCCACAACATCTCCGTCCAGGCCACATCCGATAAAGTAGCCGCCGACCTTGATGAGATCCGCCAGATTCGTCAGAAATCCCGCCAGCGTATTCGGATCCCGAAACATTCCGTGCATACCGAACATACAGCTGACCACATCGTATCCGTCGGCCGACACCACCGCCTTCAGAAGCTCCTGATCTTCCGGAGTCGACCCCGCCTGTCCGCTCACCAACCGCTGGGCGGCATCCGCCACCGCAAACGCCGTCGGTGGAACACGATCCTTTCCACCCAGCGTAATCATCTTCGTCAGCAGCCGACTGTAGGCTCCATCCGATGGATCATTGATCGCCGCCGGCGCCACATCGCAACCGAAGATGCGGCCTGCTCCTGCCGATAGCCACAGACGAAGATCCGATGCTGTTCCGCATCCGAGATCCGCAATGGCTCCACCGGCCGCCAATGTCTTACCCAGAAGAACCCGCTTCTTGATCCAGTCGTCGTGGAAGTTCGTCATACACTGAACGCGCATGAGATCCCGTCCCGGTCCGCGACGGGCGCCGGTTGCGGAGATCGCGGCCACAGCGGGACAGTGCTCTACCTTGCCCGTTCGCACGGCTTCCTCCGTAACAGGATTGTGAATCGTATTCCAGATACTGTTCGCGACCCAGTCGGCATTCATCGTTCCGCCCCGACGGGAACCAGGCGCACCGGCCTGCGCCGCCAACCAGCGCTCTGTCTTATCGTGGCGAACCCGCTGTGGCACCCACCGCCAACCGGGAGCCCGATCCGGATAATACGCCATTTCCACAATCATGTCGCTCTGGATGACATCGCCGTTCGTGGCATACACCAGATCCTCTTTGCTATTGCCTCCGTTGCCTCCATTGCCACCACCGTCTCCAGCCACTCCACCAGCCGCGCCTCCACCACCAATCGCCACATACGCAACCGACGCCATCGGATCACGGGGATCCACCGGTCGAAACTCTACCTCCCGCCATTCGCCCTCATCCAGAGACGCCGGCAGGGCCGCTCCCGATACGACGGCACTGCGGGGATCCTGAAAGACACCGTCGCGATTGGAACCCACGAACAGCCGCAGCGTCTTGAATCGCACAGTCTGTCCCGAATCCTCACGATACTTTGTTCCAACCGCGTCGACTCCCGTTGGTCGGCCATCCCGTCCCCGCTCACGGTCGACGATAACCAGAAAGTCAATCGTATTCTCTTTGGCGGGCTTCCACTTGAGCTGTTCGCGCCATGTTCCCGCTCCCACCGGCAGAGCCGCGGCATTTGGAGTGAAGATGAGACCATCCGTGTTGTACGGGGCCGATCGTGCATCCTCCAGTGTTGACGATGCCGCCTCACGGAAGATGGCATCCGTGCCACCGGCGACCACACGGAATGTCTTCATGCCGACCTGGAGATCGTGTCCTGCAGGAACACCGCCCACGATCTGTCGCGCTTTTCCCAGATCTGACACTGCCGACGCAATGTGCGACTGTCGTGTTCCCGCAGCCGCGGCAGATCCCAACATTGCTCCGCTGATCGCGAACGGAAGCGCCGCGACGCCGGTATCGCCCCCACGCTCTGCCAGAATATCAAAGGCGTAGAACTGAGAGACCGTCTTACCGGCCCGGTCCCTCCGAATCCATTCGCCGTCCAGAATCAATCCCGCCAGCTCTTTCGGACCCTCCTTTCCCGTGGCGTAGACCCGTCCTCCGCCATCTACAAGAAAGATACGCCCGTTGTCGCTCACGAATAGTGCCGCGCGGAGTCCATCGGCCTTGTCGGTCACATTGTATCCGCCCGGCATGCCGACCAGATGCGCCACACCTGGCTCAATCGGCATCGCAATGTTGCGCCTCTCCAGAGTCGCTGGTTGCGGAGCAGGATAACGGAATGGTCCCTTGGAACGACTGTTGCCTCCGTGTCGGTTCTTTCCGCGATTTGCACCTGCGCCTGCGTTAGAACCAGAGCCAGAGCCAGATCCAAAGATTCCCATCAACGAGTCACGGACATAGTCCGCCGCCTGCGCCGAACACAGCACATACGACCGTTGCCGACCCTGGAGTATCCATGACATCCCCCTTAACAGAAAGCGCGCGGCGGCCTCCGCCGATGTATTTTCCCGCGACGCCGTGAGTTCCACTTCGGCCTCATAGCGCGGCGGCGATACCGTAATCTGCGACTGCTGGAAGGTGCGCGCCGGTCGCCCCACGTTCTCCCGCACGACACTGAGATCAAATCGCACGGGAATCCTACCCGGCGCCACGAACTCATAGCGCTGTATCATACGGAAATGCTTTCCCAGTGAATCCCACTGTCCCAATGCCTCCTTGACACGGGCATCGTCCATTGCTAGCGGAATCTCCCGCTTGACCTTGATGCGCGCTCCGTAGGCCGTAATATTCACCGGCGGCGCGTCGGCCACGGCCTCCTTGACCATCGCGGTAAACGGTTTGCCTTCCAGACGATTATCCCGACAGTAGGCCTGGATCACACCGGCTCCCTCCAGTGTGATGCGCAGATCATTACTCAGACAGATGTTGAGTTTCTGGATCTGCGGTGCCTCTTTCATGCCGAAGGTCCGGAGATGCGCAATAACATCCTGCCATGCCGTCATATCGACTCTCTCAAGCATCGCTTCCAGCTCTGCCCCTGGCGTGGTCTTCCACGCGGAAGCCAGTGTCTGAATACCTTCCATATCGCTGCGGCGTAGGTCCATCCTACTCTCTACTACTGACCATGAATTGGCGGGGTCATTTTTACGGGGCAACCACCAGACTCTGTAGAAAGCGCAACCACTGGTATCGATTCCAGAGACCCACGCGACCACCGGTCTTGGGTGCAGTCGGTTCCATGGCCACAATGAGTTCGTGAATCGCGGCCACGGTGAGTGTTCCGATCGAAGGAACACAGGCCGGCGGTGTCCAAGTAAAGTCTTTCACATCCAACAGTTTCGGCCACTCTACAGCAGGAACCGCCGCTCCTGCCGGCCCCACAATAATCCGACCGGTCTTACAGTCCAGATTGTATATCGGCAGATCGGCAGGAGCAACTACGGGAATACATGTCGCCGATTTATATTCGGGCCACCACAGCGAAACACGGAATCCCCGTTGCGAACATACGAAATCTGCCAAGAGCGCGGCGCGACGGACAGTGCGCACCGACTCCCAGACATCTGGAGGAGCCGCGGCGCCGGCGGATCGCTCCCGTAGATCCTCCTCCAGATGTTTGCGGATCCAGCCACGCGTCTTGTTTTCTTTCCAGGCGGTGTCGATACCGTGAAGAAGAGTTGCGGCCTCCTCCATTTCCATGGTCTTGCGCACCGATAGCGTTGCCGTCCGGTACATAGGATCACGAATCCATAACGAAAAAGATACAATATCTCCAATGGAACATGTTGTATCTTCTATCCATCCTTTGGGGAACCACGGAACCGGCTCATCGGGAGGTAGGCTCAGCAATGTGGCCGCCGCGGTTTTTACAGGAATACCGACTGCTGCCGTTGGATTCATCGCAATTGCGCTACTGATCTGCGACCACGGGACTGAGGCGGCCAATGATTTCTCCTTGCCCATCGTGTCGGCTGTCTTGCGTATATTACCGTGCGCCATCTTTAGCCTTTGTCTCTCTGTCTCTGCCTTCTCTGCCTTCTCTGCCTTCTCTGCCTCTCTCACATGACCAGCGCGTTGCGGGCGGCTGTCAGACTGGTTTCCCGCTGCTGCAACTCCGCATTGTTCTTTTCAATAAAAATTCGGAGTTGAACCAGTTCTTCAAATACATTCTGGGGAATCTTGGCCATGTCGAAAAAGATCCCACTTCGATTTTCACTGGTTTGAATCTTGTGTTTCTGCAGAATCCGGGCTATCTCAATATATGCCGACTTTTTCATCGATTTCAGAGCCTCCACGTACTCGGAACGGCGATAATATTCAGCATCGGTGATGACTTCATTCGCTACTCCTGCTACTCCTGCTACTCCTGCCACATCCGTCATTGATCCCACCACCGTTGCCATCTGAAATCCTCAGGGATTCTGAGATAGCGGTGATACCGCAGCAAGTAACCAGGGATTCTGTGTCGGTGCGCTGCCACTGCGTAAAATGAAACACACATTGATGAGACCCGGATGCCGAGTTGTAAGAAAGACCAGCGTTGCGCCTGCGCCTTCTTCGGTTCGATATTCCAATCCTGAATGTGTCTGCTGCGACAGCATTCGCAGACAATCGAACCGATATTCGGAAATACCGGACTCAACAGCAGGAATCCATAACTCAATGAGAAGCCAGTCAGTATCGGGAAGATCTGCATACGACAGTGTGGCCAGACGCGAAACACTGCCGCTCTCGTAGCTGGCTACGGACTTCTTGCCGCTGGTCCGTCGTCGGCTAACCAAAGATATCCAACTCTGACCGGTCTGACCCAAGAGTTTGTAGGAGTTCACAAAATCTTGAATATGAAGATCCAGTACGACAGACATTCTGTCAGGCAGCAGGAATCTAAGCCGTTGCTTCTACCGCTACCGCTCCATCTGCCTTCGACTCAACAGCAGCAGGAGCAGCAGGAGCAGGACCCGTCGGCATAGATCCGGGGCCTTCGTACAATCCGACTGCCTGGATAAACTCGTCTCCCGCCTGGAAGCGGCTACGCAGAACCCGAATGCGAATATTGGCACCGGCACTGAGCTCCTCAAACTCCGCATTGCCCATGTGCAGATCCCGGGGCAGCAACACGCGCATCGCATCCTGAACCCGACCGTCGCTCATCACCAGAACATAGGCTCCCATCTTATTGGCCTTGAGCACCTGTGCCTCTGCGACCTGATTGGCGTACGGTGTCAGACAGAGAGCCCGCACCTTACAGTAATAGACGAAATCCGCCGTAAATCGTCCGTGTTCGGCCTGGCCGAGACTTCGTGACAGAATCGTCGTCGATCCAGGGCGAATCCATCCGTGTTGCGAACAACGGCTTTCCAGCGTCTTTCGAATCTTCTTCGTCAGAAATCCGTCCAGATCCTCCACAGCCTCCGCATACTCTCTGGGACTCAACGATACTCTCTTGTCCAGGAAAACGGGTTTGTAGAGACTCATCTGGCGACCCGCTACGGACATCTCTGGTGATTGCTCACCTTTTGCCAAAAACCCCTATACCGCGATGAAGCTCACTTCCGCCCGCGTAAGCCTGCCGCCGCTGCCACTGTAGCCGTCAAAAACCAACGCTTTCCGGCTACTTTGCGGGCATCCAAAATACGCGTCAGAAACTCCATATAGAGACACAGCGGCTGGTGTGTCAGATCATTCAGATGTGTCGGATCACCGGCACGGATCTTCATCGCCTGACGATTCGCCGCCACCGCTGCCATGGCTCCTTTTGTCATCGCTGCATCACCCTTCGCCGCCACCACGGCCTCCAGATGTTTCTGACGCTCCGCCGCGGGTGCGTCCCATGATTCGTCGTCATCCGGCAGCATCAACGGAGCAATGTCGGAATCGCGCCCCGCGGCATGTAGAATTCGGACACGCGGACGATGTACGGACAGATTCGACGTGTTTCCGCATTCGGCTCCGACAGAGGACGGTTTAATGGGGGTCGTCGTATCCAGAGTTTTGAAGACCGTTTCTCCTTTCTTGGCGGCCATGAATCCGAACAGAGGTCCCATATCAGTATTCAGTTTCACCCGTGAGCTGGCGAAGGCTTTATCCATACCTTCCGCGAGCTTGGATGAACAGAGCTTAAATGTCGTAGTTTCACCGACCCGACAATGCCATTCGGTGCTCATCGTGTTTGGATTATAGATTCTATAAGAAGCGAGACTCTTGCCGACGAAGATATCGTCTTTGAGTGTCTTCTCTAAGAGGCTGTCCTTGCTACTACTTTTGTTGCGGATTGCCTCTTCCAACAGACGGCGCTGGTCGGCAAACGGTTTGTGATCGAACCACCAACGGAGAGCAACCATCTGGGCTTCGGGAATACTTCGGTAGCGATTCAGGATCCAGGTCCAGATCTTGAGAGTGTCCGTGATGAACACTGGTTTCTTTCCTTTGGCATCGCCGCGGATCCATTCGCTCCATTCTGCCCACTGCGCAAGGATTTTCGCGGTTGCTTCTGCTTCTTCGGATGCTATTCCTGTTACTGCTGCCACTGCTTCTCCTGCCTCTCCCGCTCCCGCTCCTGCTGCTGCTTCTACCGCTCCCGCTCCTGCTGCTCCTGCTCCTACCTCTCCTATCGCTACTGCTGGAGGAGGCACAGAAAGCAATGAAGGTGCAGAAGGCAACGAAGGCAATGGCAAATCGGCAACTCTTCCAAATACTGGCTCCTGCCAATCCGAAAACCGACGACGGATCTGGAACGCCCGCGCATACCGCAACGCCATCGGAATATCCGTGTCGTGAACCATTGCCGGCTGAAACACCAACCAGCCCGCTTTCTTTATTAAAAATCCCGCTACACCATCGGGTCGCTTCAGCCGAAACCGCCGACCATCCAATAGTTCCAACAGTGCCTCTGTCGCGATTTCCCACGGCAAATCGCTGAAAATCTCCCGGACCAACGATTCCGGAACCATGACCTGATCCGCAAAGAGTTTCCGTACAAGATCCTGTTTGGCAACGACAATCCGTCGTGCGTCATTCACTCCAAATGTGGAGTTATCCAGTTCTAATCCTTCATCCGGTGTGCGGGCAACGGCAACAGCACACTCCGCCTTACAGACTTCGTAATCGCAATAGGTCGTATAGTCCACATCATTCGGAGACCACGCATCCAGCTCTTCTCCATCGGGGCCACGGCTCCTGCGATCGACCCCCTGTCCGTCGATCTGTCGACGGGGCTTCAGAGAGGTGAATGTGATGGCCTCCAACTCCAGATTACAGTCCCATGCGTTGCGCTTCAAAATACGCTGAACCTTTCCGACCGCTTGGGCTTTGCGAATGGCGATTCGGTAGGCATACATGTCGGCGCTCTCAAAATCAGACGGACGCAACGCATGTAGATAGATCGTACAGTTGCTGAGTGCCAAGGGCGGCAGACCCTGACGCTTTTCGGCGTCGCGCAGAGCCGCGTGGGAACAGTAGCGGATGGCACGTCCAATAATCTGATCCGTGCGATTCAAGTGATACCAGGCATCCAGAACATGCATTTCGCGCACGCATTTCAGATCCAGACCTTCCGATGCCACCTGTGATCCAATGATGGCTTTGACAACTCCACCCTCTGGTCCCCACTGGGGATCATCGGGCCAGCGGGAGGCAATACGCACAAGACCGGCAAACTTGGGCGAGAGTTCATCATCCGAGGTCAGAAGAATATAACAGGCGGGCTTGAAGGGATGGGTGGAGGCACCGTCTCCGTGTCCTTCCTGCGCACCGCCACCGCACAGCGCACATATCGGCGCGACCGGAGGTACTCCTGTCAGTAGAGATACCAGTCGACCATCGGCCATGCGGCGTTGGAAACCTATCCGTTCCAATGCCACCGCCAACGGAAGAGCACCGGCCTTAATATAGCGACTGTACGCGAAACAGATTCCGTGGGCCGATCGAATACTCTCTACGACTTTGTGGATCTTTGGAGCGTGATTGCGCAGACCCTCACCTTGGAATACACTGTCCACATTGAACTCACCGTCGGACTGGTTCTTGGGCGCAAACAGACGGAGGCGATTGCCACCGGCGGCGGGACCGGCGACTTTCTTTTCACGGAAATAATTATCCCAGCCGGCAGAACCGTATTGTTCATTTGGATAGGATATATTGGCCATCTGCATGCGGAGATCCAGCATTGCATCGCGCGCCGGCAGAGAAAGTAGTTCCGGCACTTCATCTGCCTCTTCTGCCTCTTCTGCTTCTCCTGCCTCTCCTGCTTCTTCTGCACCCGCACCCGCACCCGCACCCGCACCAGCCGCCGTCGGCGCCCGTGAAGTCGCTTCCCGCAGAATCCTATCCACCGGTGATCCCGCCACCGGCTCCGTAAAATACAGCGGCAGCGCATTCAACGCCGCTTTATCCGAATCGGTAAGATCTACAGCCCGCTTCGTTGCTGATAATGCCGGCCACATCTCTCCCGCCGCCTCCGGCGCATCCGCCGGCTTCATCCGTAACGGAAATGTAAACGGATTCTCTCCCCGCATATAGCTCACATAGCTCCGGGCTGCGGCCTCTAGTTTCCGCTGGTAATGCCCACCCAGAAGATTCCCTTCAGCATCAAACAGATCCTTAACACGCAGCGCCTTGGCCTCTCTCTTGTGATCATTCATCAGCAAATAGTTCAGCAGCAACACGATTTCGGGCGACGAGTTGTACATTGGTGTGGCCGTCATGAGTACCAGCCGCAGTCCCTCCGCATTCAACACGATGCGTTTCAGCCACGGATTCAGCGCCTTTCCTGCTTTATTCTCCGCCGCCTCTCCAGGTCCCGCGGCATCTTCACCAGGGGCGGCAGCACCCGCACCGGCACCGGCACCACCGGTTATGTCGGTCGCAATGACATCCCGCAAGTTATGCGCCTCGTCCACAATAATCAGATGATCCGTAAATATCCGCCGCAGAATTTCGTTTTCTGCCTTCTCTCGTGCCACCTTATCGGTGAGACCCGCCGGCAGAGACTTGCTCAGCGTACGGGCAATCCAGTTCGCAAAGGCCTGATAGCCCGTCACGGTATATCGTGCGCGCATGTCCTCAGCCACCTTGTATGTCACCATATGTTCATCGTGGAGCTCCATGAGACCTAGTCTCTCCAGATACGATGTTCCCGTGCACTGGCGGGCGGTCCACTGTCCCGCCGCGTCGTCCCATTTCAACGACGACGGATCAAACACCGTGCGCTTGAAGTTGTCTTTCAGAGCCTGCGGAACCAGCACAATTACGCGCGACATCGGACTGGCATCCAGAAACTGTTCCGCAATCGTCACGGCAGAACAGGTCTTGCCCACTCCGACACCGTGAAACAGAAGGAGTCCCCGATACGGTGTCAATGGATGCATGAAGCGCGACACAATCCGCTGCACCGGTGTCAGCTCAAACACGCGTTCTGCCTCCGGAGCTGTACACGGATCCATGAGACCGTCGCCGATCGCCGCCGTCACGGCCCGCGCCTCCCAGAACTCCCGTTTCGCAAACAGACGGGCGCCGAACTGTGGGTCCTCTGGATCGGGATAGAGTCCCGCCTCACGTTCGCGGGCGGCCATCGGTGCGGACGGCCACGCGGCATCGCCCATTCCCTCTTCCACTGTACCGCCCGGTTTGCGTTCTCTTTCCAACATGGTGGTCACGATCCGATCCCGCAGCTTCGCGTCGGTGGAGGTCGCCCACGCCTCCTGTATGAGACGCGGCGTTGTCATGGACTTATAGATCGCTCCGTAGTCCACGGGAGCACTGCTCATTTCTCTGCTTTTGGAGTGCCAAATTTCGCTGCCAATCGTCGCGCAGCAATCTCCAATGCGGTTCGCTTCTCCACATTGTAGGGTCGTATGAGTCCTACGGCCTGTTCTATAGAACACCAGCGTACATCCGATATTTCGCGGATCTGTTCTTCATTTGTGGGATCCAATCTTACTTCCAGATTCATCGGTGCCTCCGTTAGCCAGTATTTGTGCCGATACCGCACACCGTTGCTGCCGACATATTCTTCCAGTACGGGCGACTCACCCTCCAGCGGTTTCAGAAGCCGACGCGGCACACCGGCTTCTTCTTCGGTTTCTCTGAGTGCGCATGTCATTTCGGATTCTGACGAGGAGCGTCGGCCCTTGGGGAATCCCCACTCTGGTTCGGTCCAGGTTGTCTGTGAACTGGCCACCGCCGCGGCGAGTGTTCCGCGACTGCGAATAACATCGAACTTCGCCTTGGCGTGTTCGTATTCGGCCATGTAGCGCCGTGTCAGTGCGCCATTCCATAGAGATTTCCACAGATCCGTAAAGTCCCGCCGTAGCAGCTGGTCCCGTTCGGTAACGGTCGCCTGATCGACCAGAGACTGTAGGCCTGGTGTATCACGCGGTTCGTACTTGCCCCGCATGAGTTCTATGAAACCGATACTGACACGCCGCCGAACGAGAAGCCAGTGTGTTTCGGAAGGATTGGACAGTTCGCCCGCTCCCCGCCGAAACACGATTAATCCCAACGATGTGATGGGTTCCGCGCACTCACGGAAAAAATGGCCTGCTTTGCCACAGTTACTACACACGGATGTCATCCCCCTTACTTCGTTGGCTGGAAATGATGTTTAGCCCCGCACTTGGTAGGGATCATGCACTTGCCGCCCGAGGTGTGGGGACCAATGTTCTGGTCAGTCATACATATCGCGGCTCTCGGATATTCTGATGAGCCGTCATACGCTGAGAAACGCGCCGCCAAAGAGTTCTATAATGCCTTCGTCTATATGTTGCCGTGTCCGATATGCCGCGATCATCTGGGCGAGATTCTCAAGGTCATTCCGGTAGACTCCTGGCTGGACAATCGCAAATCGCTAACAGAATGGACATGGATGCTCCATAATCAGGTGAATCAGAAGCTGGGCAAATCCGCCATTACTCAGGAGCAGTTTTTCCAACGCTATCGTGAAGTCGCGGATCGTGGTCTGCCGATTCCTCCGGCAACTCCCACGGCAGAGCTCCACGATTCGGCACTACAGGCCGCTTGGGTTCGGGGCGCTACTCACACGGTTGGTGGACTCCTGGCTGTCGGGGCGATTGGAACTCTGCTGTGGTACAGCTATAAAACCCGCTAATGAACCGACTGCTGCTGCGACTGTGGCTGCTGTGGCTGCTGCTGTTTCATTGACCGATGGAGCTGTTCTTGCTGCGACTGCAGTGGAGACAGTCGGCGGCACCACGTGTTGGCGCACATAACTGCCTCTGGAGGGCCACGCAACATACGTATGAGCCAACATATCCATCAGATGCGGAACAAACTGTTGGAGTTTCGCCACCTCAATCAAAATGCTGGGATATCCAGTGACAAAGATCTGAACCGACTTGAACGGATCATCATCGATTCCCAGAAGCCAGAATATCCTATAAATATACACATTCAGTTGGATATAGTTCATTATGCTAATATCCACCATCGCATCACCGGCCTGCATTTCCGTGTAAATTGCTCTGACCGAGTTTTCGCCCAGTTTAATAACCTGGAGTTGATCATCGTTCTGAGGATCGGGATCCGCCTGTCCTGAACGCATCTTACGAATGAAACGCATCGTAATCATGTTATAGGACCGGGGCATGCGGGATATCACTTATCGTACATCGTGGGCGACTGTTTAGATCATGGACTCTGACGAGATCGAATAATCGCTGCATCTCATAAGGGAATGGTCAAGGTCGTTGAACTTCATGCGGTGGCATCCGATGCCGATTTTGCCAAGAACGAAGGCAAGTTCTTCGAGGTCCAGCGCGACACCACCGTGTTCGACGATGATGTAGATGTCTACGGTATATCTCATCCGGACGATATCGCAAAAGGCGCACCGAAACGGAAGCTCCTCCTGAAGCTCCGCAAGGCCGTGCTGGATGCCGACGAGGTTCAGCGCGGATGGGATGCGTTTCGGCTTCTGGCGATTCCCTCCCGTAATCGCGGCGCGGCAGCGGGTCCGATCGACCTCAAAGGCGTCTACTGGTCGCGGAGGAAACCGGTGGAAACCACGGGCTGGTCAACCCGCTACATGCAGGACGGCAAGGTCAGCAAGATGCGCGTGAACAACGTGGTGGCCAGCGGAGTCATCGGCAACTACGAACGAACCCCCTTTCTGGGCCAACCGTGCCGTCTCACCGGCTACACCCGTCGCGGTCTCAAACAGTATCTCCACGGTATTCCGTTTATTGAGGCGTTGGATAAGGAATTCAAGCGGCTGGTTCCCGATGCCTGGCGGAAACAGCACACGCTGGCCGCCAAGAAGCCCATGTACCAGATCGCCGACACGGCCTTCAGTACTCTGACGGTCAACATGAATTTCCGCACGGCGCTCCACAAGGATGCTGGTGATTATTCGGAGGGATTCGGTAATCTCACCGTTATAGAATGGGGGCGTTACCACGGTGGAGAGACACTCTTTCCGCGATTCAATGCCGCGGTGAATCTGCGTACGGGTGATTTTGTGGCGATGGACGTACACGAATGGCATAGCAACGCGCCGATCCGTGAGACCAAGGAGGATGCGGCATATAATCGGTCGCTGCCTGACATCCGCACCCGCGACGCCGAAACAGGAGTTATCGGATCACAGGAACGATACCAGCGTATCTCATTCGTTTGTTACTATCGTGAGAAACTCACCGATTGTAGTGAACGGGATACACGGGATTATTACCAGAAAATAGACTTTAATCTGAAGGAAGAAATGGCAAAGGCGCGGCGGGCATCGCTGCCCGTGCTACCACTGCCTGACATCACGGGAACAGTGGAAGATGCGGAGAACGCCATTAAGATACATAGGCCACGCGAAACACGGAAGGCCGGTCGGCGGAATAAAACAGAGAGCCAGCGAAGGAAGCGGCATTTTCTGTAACTAGCGATTCGTGTAAATGTTCTTGATCTACCTATACCCATGAAATATACACACCGGTAATGTATTCAGCAAATATTCTTTATAAGTATACGATACGTTGTGAAAGATTCGCCCTAGCATTTCATTCCATTCAATTGGATATCCTGAACCAGATTCCTAGCATATTGATAAACTTTGTCTTTCCTACACCGGTAGGTCCACAAATAGCGAAACATTTCGTATTCAACAGTTCTTCGGTCGCACCCAAACGGATCATAATATTCCGTAATGTGACATTCACTCCTGGTGCTTTGTGAAGATTGAACAGCATGTGATTGGGACGGACATCGAGCCATAATAACTCGCCGATGGTTTCCGAAAATTCTTCGGGTACCGAGACATCCACGCGTTGTGTTCCGCCCGCCATGGAATGTTTTCGTGTTTTATTTTTGAACACTCGCTTTGTTCGCGATAGTTTCATTCCTATTGCGTCGGGTTGAAAAAAATTGAAACACATCTCGGCATATTGTCTCTGGGACGCGTTCACAATGAACATTTTCTTTCTGAGCCGTAAACCTCGTCGCTGTGCCCGTTGGCACTGCGATAAGCATGTCGTGAAGATGATTTTGGAGTCGACGCAGATGCTCTACACGGCGAACCACGAAAAGGGTGGACGCGACCGTATTCTTTCCGATGCTCCCATCTGTGCCTCAACCGGTACACGAGGCTACAAATCCCACGCAAAAAACCATCCGTGTACCCTATGGGTTCGCGAAAGCTTCGCACACTACAATTGGTTGCTGGACCTCGCATTGGAACTCGTGCGGGAGCATATGTTCCGTTTCGCACCCAAGGTCATTCACGCGTGCAATGAGCATCTGCTCTGGCTGCAGGAGAATCCGCCACCGGGTCTTCTGACCGTTCGTACCTGGCAACGCGATCCGCCTACGGCAATGCCCGACGAGTTTCGGATTGGAGATTCCATCCGTAGTTATATTGCATATTACAACGGATCGAAACGGGAGCGGGGGCTTTTAAAATACACGAAGCGGCATATTCCGCACGGAGGCATACACTACGAAGTGCAGCCGCTCATTGTAAATGAGCGGCGGTCTAAGAACGCTTATTATATATATTTGCTGTTACATGATGTATAGAGCTCCTTTTGTACGTCCTTTTTGTATGTTTAGTACGCTTATTCTTTTTAAAGGTGTGTTTGCGGAAGACACGTGTTTGGCGTCGGGTTCTTGGACCTTTCGTTCTGCTTCCCCCCGCTGTCGGGAGGAAAAGTATTGTCCTCGATAGATCATCATGTATTATAAGATCTCGTAATTCCATATGCGTTGGAATCAAGGCAATGCCGTCCGATGGTATAAATTCAGATATGACGTCTGACCCATAAATATAAAAAATCACATTATTGGTGAATGCTTGTGGTGTATAACAAATCCTTCCAGTATACCTCGAAAGAAGATTGGTTAAGAAATGATTATAATTAAAAAGACTATATGCAAACAATAGATCATCGTCAAATTCTTCTTGATACGCAGTAATTCTTATGCATCGATGTTCATTAGGAAAAAAAAGAGGTAAAAAATATGAACGTATCAAACGATTCGAAAGTATGTGTCTTCCTTCAGTGGAAATGAATATACCTAACATATTGTCTACAATTTCCTTTACATATACACCGTTACCGTGAATATTAAACAACAAATCAGTATTCATACCGCGATTGACCATATTTTGATAATACTCAAATATAAATCTAAACAAATCTCTTTCTTGTTCTAATTGCTCATTTATATATGTCTCATCCCTCATGAGTGCTTCTGACAGACGATTCGTCCAAAATGTGATCTTTGAAGAAATTTGTGTGAGTCCGATAAAAATCATAAATTTTACATGTGACTGATCTTGATTGCTTATATCGTTTACAGTATTCGCAACTGTTATCTGCCAATCTCCGTCTGGAACAGGGTCATTTAGAGTCATGCCGGCGGGCGGAGCGAATCCTGTTGTCGGGGCATGTATTGAAAACGTGTCTAAAAAATGTCGTGTGCTTGCATGGGAACCTTGTTTTGCAGTGTCCAATGAATTTATAGAAAATGCTAGAAACATTAAAAAAAAACCAGAAACACGATATTCATTTTCAGGATTCTTTAAAATAAATCTTAAAAGACTATCTAAACTATCCGCTGGAACATTTATAGTGATTTGTTTGTAAAATATTACAAGATCAAGCATTTCAGAAAAGTCTTTTTGTATCCATCCTTCTGAAATAACATATTCATTTATTCCTCCATCTGTAAATTGTATCAATTCAGAATCAGGAGACGATTCAGAACCAAGAAAAAAAATACGCATAATTTCTTGAATTCTTAATATAGTATTTATATGAGACCAAGCTGTATCATTTGACGTTCCAAAATTTTGACGAACATAATGACCAAATACAGGGTTTGGTTCTGCAATACCATCAAATGTTGTCCAGAAAAAATTTAAAAACTGGTTTAAAAAGTCTTGTAATGTTAACTCTGATGACTCGAATCCTAACCTAACCCTTCGCATTCGAATTCGAATTCGTTCTCTGTATAGTTTATAAAAATCACTATTCATAGCTGAAACATAGTATTCATACAGAACACGAATATGCTTTCTCTTATGAATATTCTCGGCATTATAAATGCTACTTTTATCAACTGTTAAAATATCAAGAAAAGTGTCTGGAATTTGTATATCCAATTCTGAAATATCATTCATAGTTAATAAATCTTTTATAGGATCTTTAGTATAAAAAGGTGATATAAGTTTGGTATATTGTAATAAACGTAATCGCCGAACACGTTTAGGAATCTTTTCTGGTTTATTTTGAATTATTGTATCTATAACAGCTTGTTTCAAGTCTTTCAATTGAATTTCAATACTGTTAATAAACACAGGCAATACATTAAATGTAGGACGTATATCCCCTCTTGCACTAAAAGTTGGAAGTTTTTTTTTAATTGTTCAACAATCTTATATCTATCTAATACTAAAACTTTATAAATATCGTCAGAATGTTGCCATAATTCAAGTAATTCACAACTGACTGCTGCTCCATCCAAATCAGGTACATATACCGGCATTACAATAGAAATATCGAACATTTCTGCATTAAATGTGCCAGCAACATTTAGAAGCCGATGCTTAAGATTTGTCTTTGTTATACGCTCACCAAGTTTAAAATTTAAAAAATATCTGTATAATTCAAACTTGGGAATTGATTTATTTACAGAATATTGAAGAGATTGGAAACAAACGTCTTGCATGTTGCGAGGATAATGACGACGAATATTATGAGTGGCAACATGTTCCAATTTTGGAAAAGTACTCGTTGAAAACATCTGTGTTCCCGTATTTAGCTTGGTGCGACAAATACCATTCGTTTGAACTGTAGTTTGTTCCATTGGAGTTTCTAGACTTTGAGGATCCATAAAAAAATAAGGACTCCGTCGACTCCGTGGATCGAAAAATTTTGCAATCGCTTTCTCACGTTTTCTATCATAGTTGATATATTGTGCATTTAACACATACGATTGGGAAAGAATTTTCATCTGAAGTTGTTGTTCATTTGCATCTCCTGAAAAAATATCTCCAGGTGGTTTTGTTAATTTTGAATAAAATTCAGTTGGAATCATGATACATTGAGAAATAATTGGTATAAATAATTCAATAATTTTTTTTATATTATTAAATTTGTCTTGTGATAAATATGGATTAATTAGAACATTCGTATCAAAATCGGAACCATAGGGTATCATTTCGTCAGTATTATCTATTTGTAAGATATCTGCTACAACCCTGTTTGTAGATTCAATAATTTTACGAATTGAATTTCCACCTTTGAAGTAAAACATATATATTGTGCGCAAGTCCTCCATACAATGTACAAAGTCTACATTATTCCCAACAACGCAATCATTTAAAGATTTTTCTGTTAAAAAAGTTCTAATTTCGTCAATTCTAGTCCTGAATTCTTGAAAATAGGGATCTAATATATCTAATGCTTCACGGGGAATAACTGAATAGGGTGCTGCTGTAAATTCAGTCAATAAAGTATAAAAACGTGTTCCACTTAAATCCATACGCCCTTCCAATCTAAATTGTAAGGTCTTCTCAATCTCTGTATACGGTGAAACATTCGGAGATACACTTGGGGTTCCCGTACTAGAAGAAAAAGCGTTTTGGGAATGTCTTGTCCGTATGTTATATATCCAACGTCTACGAAAAATTTTATCATATAACAAATAATGAAAATCTTTCAGTTCTAATTCTAACAACTGATCACATATAGCAGGTGCAGCACAATAGTAAAAAATTAACGTCGATGCTCCAATTACTGATTGTATGTAATCATACATAAACGGTACTGGTTGTTCACGATATTTTAATGTATTTACATATTTTGTAAGTTCGCCACTAATGTGAGATTTTAACATTCGGGATTCCTCGTCCGAAAATGTGTTTGCTTGACTTTCCAGGGGTTTTCCCGGTATTAGTCCATTATATAATTCATTCAATAGGGCATCAACCGGGGCATCAACCGGGGCATCAACCGGGGCATCAAGATTCATTTGTTTTAAGTAAACATTAAAAAAATATCTTTAAAATACAAATGGAGTGGTGGGATCTTGAGGATTATATTCGCCATAAACCTACACATTTTACAATTCAAAAAACTGTAGATAGTCAGGGAAAAGTATTAGACATACAATATAATTTTGATAATTTTAAAAAACTTTTTGATTTTTTTGCAAGACTTTTCGGAAAAATAACAATACCAAAAAATACACTGGTTTTCCACTCCAATCAATTTTTTTCAAAAGATTTGAAAGTCTATGAGCCAGTGAACACATCCATGAAAATACAAGATCTGCGACGATACAAAAGCAAAAACACCCTCGATTCTACAAGAAAAACCCTTCCTTTTTCTAAAACGTCACCGCGTGTATTTGCAAACTTTACACCTGCGGGAAATATGTATGTTGCAGGGAATATGTCTGTTTGTGAATCGGTCTATGTTACAACAGAAGACTTAACATTTTTCCAAATACCATATGTTGAAACTTACGGACATTTAAAAGATGTTTTTGAGTTAACTACTTCACGCATTTTCAAAGAATACATAGAAACAAAAAACAAAGAAGATAACACAATTTATTGTGGGTTTGTGCTTTCAACATCAGTTGATAAAACTCGTATAGTCGATATTAATGCAACTCTCATCCTGGCTACAGACGGTAGAAACGTACACTATCCTGAAATTTTAATACTTGATGGATTTGATAAATTCATAAAAATTGCTCATTATGATATATGGGACATTCGTGAAGAATTGAAAACTGTTGAAAACATACGTCTTGTTGATGTGCCAGGAGGAAATGATTATCGCATACCTCGCGTTAGTATTGAAGACCAGAAAGCTAGGTATCCCTTGTTGTTCAGTCGCAATAAACGTATTGGACGATTTGGCGATGTACCGTTACGCGGATATGATTATATCAGGTAAAACGTATTCCGTTGTCGTAGACCAATCCTTAGGTCGCCAATGCGAGTGAACCGAACACACCAACGAACTTGGATATTGGTACAAAAATTGAAGTCCTGCTGTGCATGTACTGAGTACGTACTATGAACTACGATATCGTACGAAACGCGGTTGCGACCTATATACACGACGAACCCAATCCGCAGGGATGCCTCGGCAGGCATACGATTCTCTCCACCACGGCGGCGGTGGACAAAGACGGAAGACTCGTCGCGATTCCGCTCGACATTCTCTCCACGTCCGTGAACCTTCGTACACTTTGGACGCAGTGCCGCACACCCATCGCGATTGTCTTTCGCGAAATCCGAGACGATTGGTATGCGGTAATTCCGTGCGACGAGACTCTGGTACGCTGGGAGATGTTCAATCTGCCTGGAAAAGACCATATGATACATCGTGGACGGACATTGGCGGAGCGTGCCATACGGTCGGATTTTGGCATCGAGACGGCGACTGTGCGTACCGACACTCAGTAGCCGAATCCTAGAACCATTACTCGGTAGTCAAAGACTTCATAAACAATTCAACTATGTTTGGTAATAGATGATGATCGTTTTTGTTTTTTTTATTCACATACTTGGAAGGTATTTGAAATCCTCCATCATCCTTTCGAAAGTATTTGTTTATTTCAATAAAATTATAATCATTTTCTTTACACGTCCTAAATGCTGAGGAGTGATATTCACATCGGGATACTTTTCTTTTAGCATAAGCATTAGGTCATTCAAAAACAATTGAGGTTTCTTCTGGAGTTCTGCCTTGATGAACGCTATGTATTCCTTTTTCATCTTCCTTGATTTCCTATGGTGTATCGGGGTTGGAATGGCTCCAGTCGCCTCATACTGCTGAATCCAACGCTGTAGCGACTGACGCTTACAATCAAATACCTCACAGGTTTCTACCTGATTATCTGTTTTTAGAGCGTATCTAACCGCAGATAATTTATAGTCTTCGGTATGGTGTTTGCCCATATCCCTATCCAAAGTGCCCGTTTTTAATGTTCATTGGTCTAATACTAATATATTGTATAATCTTTAAATAACCTTGCAATCACTTCACGAAATATTTTATTAAACTTCTAACCCACTATAAAGTTATAGGAAATTGTTTACAAGGTAGAATAAATATTATAGGGGGATATGTTTGATCTATAGTTGTGTTATCTCCTAATAATAAATCGTCCACGGTGGATATATCGGTTTGGTGGCGGCGTAGGAAAAATAGGAGGAGCAGCAGGAGGAGCAGGTGGAGCAGCAGGATGAGCAGCAGGGGCAGGAGGAGCAGGAGGAGCAGGAGGAGCTACAGAAGCCGGTAAAACTCCCCGCATCGGTTCATAATGTCCACCTGTCCATGATACTGCATAAGAATCCTCCATGCCGCCTTTCGATGTCGGAAACTCAATCCATCTCCGTTGTCGAATGTCCCACACTTTAACCGAGTGGTTCCACAACAGTACAAATGACCGAATTTCAATCGCCCCTCCCCATGTGGAGGGGACCCGCATCCGTTTTACATAAAATGACAGCGGTAACCCCGACTCTATCAGGATTGCCGTTGATGCAGATAGATCATCATATAATCCAGGGTCTGTAGCCAAAAAATCACAGATCTTTTGCCGTATTGTCTGTGGAGGTTCAGGAACAAAGGCCGACAGTGAGTTAAATAGGCAAGACATGTCCTATCTATAGAGTAGAAATAATGTGGGAAGTAGAACTAACTTTTGCCGTTCTCATCGGTGCCTGGATTCTCTATGAGCTCTACGGTCGTACTGCTCTGGAGTGGCTCTCCACATACGCCATGTGGATACGAATCGCCGGTGGATGTGCCGTGATTGCCTTCTTCTATTGGCAGGCCCGCGAAGCTCCCGATGCTTTCAAAGAAACTCTGAATCTCGCGAAGGGATTACTCATACACCAGGGACAAGGGTCAACAGAAGGAGCAACAGGAACCAAAGAGAAACGCAATGTCAGTGCTCTTCTCAAGAAGAAGATCGCCGCCGCCCAACAGTGGAAATGCGGGGCATGTAGCGGTTTACTAGACGAGACCTACGAAGTCGACCATAAGCTGGCGCTCTTCCAGGGCGGAACAAACGAACCCGAGAATCTGGTGGCGCTGTGCCCGAACTGTCATCGTAAGAAAACGGTAGAAGAGAGGTTGTAGACGAAAGCCGCCGCCCACAATAAGGGAACGATGTCGGCAATCATGTTCGGCGGACCGCAGCCAGCCACCTCAGGAATCTGGGCACGTTTGCCTTTCCAAAGCAGCGGAATCCTGATGTACGCTGTCTACACAATACTCATCGGAATCATTATCTGTGTAGTTCTCCTAACTATCGATTTCTTCTATCCATTTTTACCAGGCAATCCGCTCACGGGTCCCTCCGCCATGGCCCGCGCCGGCAGCAAATTCTGGGGAGGGAGCGACGCCGCGCAGAATCTCATTGTTCCTGCCGAAGACGCACCCACGAAGCTTCCCTCTGTCTGGTCCGCCAGTTTCCAGTTTACCCTCCAGGACTCCAGAATACCCCAGAAGAACGGCTATTACCGGCATATTCTCCATCGTGGCAGCAATCCCTTCAATATTTCGGCCACCCGACCTGGTCCCAGTGGTCACGCGGGTCTTCAGTTGACCGATATTCAGGGCGACACCGATCAATCATACAGACAAAATGGCCTGCCAACGATCATGTGCCCCGGTGTCATGCTGGATCCCTACAAGAATGATCTCCACATCTTCATGCACACGCGCGCCGCCGACTCAGGGCTTCTGTTATTAGAGTCCGCCACGATTGAGGACGTGCCTCTGGAGACACCGATCACCATTGGTCTCATCTGTAATCAGAAAGTTCTGGAGATCTATATCAACTGTCGGCTCTATGATACCCTTCTCCTGAAGGGATCCCCCCACGATCCGCCGACGATGGGAAACTGGTACGGGCGATACGGCGCATTTCCCGCGCAGGGCAAAATCAACGGTCTCACCCTCTGGTCTGGGCCACTGGTTATCCGCGATTACATGATGGTCTGTACGGTAGGATCACCATCCGATACAACGGCCGGCCCCAGCTGTCCCACTGCGTCGGAAGCGCAATTGTCGGCCTAACCGGTAGGGGGACAACATGTCCAGTTTTTTCAGTTCACGACCCACCGAGGCATTCGGTGCCGCCATGCGATCGCCGTTCATTCTGCCGTTCGCCGCCGCCGTCGCGGGAATTCTTCTGATCGCCATCGTCGTCATCGTGGTCATCCGCATATTCCAGAATCATCCCAAGTCATTTCTGTTGGGGCCCGTAAATCTGTGGGCACCCAAGACACCGGTTCTCATCAATCGCAACGAACTCACGCCGGCCACCCGTGGCAACTATACGCTCAGTTTCTATATCCGCATCGACGCCGTTCCGGATCCGCGGGAGGCATGCCCGTTGCTCACTTGGCCCGGTGTCTGGCAAATGGCATACAATCCGGCACATCAGGAGATGATCTGTACGGCGCAACAGACTTCCGACGGATCATCGTCCGACCCCGAAAAAACCACGATTCCGAATGTTCCCACCCAACGCTGGACGCAGATCGCCATCACATGGGAGGGTCGCACCGCGAACTTCTATATCAACGGATCCCTGGAGAAGTCGTGGTCTCTGCGTAATCTGCCACCGTCGGCGATCTCGTCTCTGACGGTTGTTCCCGAGGGCTGCAAAGGGCAGATCGCCTATGTTCAGCTCTGGAATCGGCGACTCACGTCCGGCGATGTACAGGCAAACTACACGAGCACCAGCGACTCCCGTGGTCGTCCGTATCTGGGACCAGATATCTTGAAAGAGCTGGAAAATCTGCCGAATATGTTCTGTCGCAATGGCGCATGCGGCGGAGGAAAGAACCCCAGTGCGGCTCCGTCGCAGACATGGGAGTTTCCGTATGCGTAGAGATCCAAGAAAGCAACGATTTTGGTGGGTCACGTTAGAGAATGGATCAGGCGCAGGACTACATAATGCAAAATAGTAGTATGCTCAGTACTATTTTGTTTGGTGTCGTCGTTATCGCCATCGTATATGTCATCTTCCAGTATCTGTATCCGGCCGAAGATCCGACATACACGCAGTTTCTGGAGGGCGACGCCGATGCCCGCAAGCCGGTGCTCCTGACCGGCAAAATGCCCGAAATCCACACCGGTGGCGACTTTACGCTGTCGCTCTGGCTCTATGTCGACGATTTCAACTACATGTCGGCCAACTATAAGCATCTGTTTTCCATTGAGCCGGAAACACCGTCCGATACCAGCAAGCTGCCGTTGGTCGCGGTTCTGACTCCGATCACGAACGGTCTGATGGTCCGCGCGGCGGTGTCAAAATCCAGCGGTGCGCCGGCCCCCGGTTCTGCCGCGTCGCCTCCGTCCAGTGCGGCCCCCGATATTACCGTTGCCGCGAACCTCAAGGCGCTCATTTCGCAGCAGACATCCATGAACATGTTCGACGGTGGTATCGATCCGCCGTGCGACATCAAGGAGGTTCCTCTGCAGCGGTGGGTCAATGTGACGATCGTCAGCAGCGGACGGGTGTTGGATGTATATATGGACGGCAAGCTGTCGCGCAGCTGCGTACTGGACGGTGTGGTCTATGTACCGCGCGGCAAGCTGCGGCTGAATGTCTGTTCGGCGGGAGGCTTCGGTGGACGGGTCAGCACGATCCAGATGTGGGGATACCAGCTGACTCCGGATGTTATTTACACGACCTACCAGATGGGCCCGGTACATTACAAGCACGATCTGTTCTCCATGTTCGGCAAGTATCTGAATCTGAATGTCAGCTTTACCGGTGCAACTCCCGGTCAGCCCATCACGAATCAGGGCAGCAACATATTCAATGTGCTGTCTGCTGCGCAGGCGACGGCTCTCCAGGATGTGCAGGCGGTGGCCAACTGCGGAATGGCACAGGTTATGACGAATCGTATGTAAGACACGAAAGTCAATAATTTTGGCGGGGTCCGGTAGAGAATGGATACAATAATGGGTATCGGCAACTGGATCATAGGGACATCGGCGTTGGCCCAGCTGATCCAGACCGTTCTGATGCTGTTTATCGCATACAGCGTGATGATGCTGCTGGCCGGCGTTCTGGATGTCGTCAATACGTATAGCCAGTCGAGTCTGTTACTGCTGCCGTATCTGTACGATAATTCGCAGACGATTACGATTGCTCAGAATCCGAATGCGCGCGACGCCATCACCATCTATCCGTCTATCAACGCACCGACGGGTCTGGAGTTCAGCTATTCGTGCTGGCTGAATATCAACAAGGCCACATTCGGAGCGGGAACGAATGCTTTGAAGCACATTTTCCACAAGGGCACACCGACTTTCCGGCCGCTGATGTGTCCTGGAGTCTTTGTGCGTGCGAACGACAACACACTGGTTATTTATCTGAATGAGACGCTGGCCTGGAACACATATTGTGAGATACCGAATATTCCGGTCGGCAAGTTCTTCCATCTGGCCATCATTGTTCGCAACATGACTGTCGATGTATTCATTAACGGCAATGTGACCCATCGCATGCAGCTGCGGAGCGTCCCCCGCCAGAACTTCGGAGATCTCATTGTATTCAGCACGGAATCCTGTAATGATTCGACGGCGAACCCAAATGATCCGCTGATTGTGGCGGGAGCAGCCCAGGGTCTCATCAGCCGGCTGTACTATACGGGATACGCGCTCAACTATGAGCAGATCGACAAGATGATCCGGGCGGGTCCGTCGACGAATATGGTTAGTTCGACGAATTCGCTGCCGCCGTATATGGCGGATAACTGGTGGATTGGCTATTACCGGCCTTGAGAGGTATGAGGGCGATCACGAAGAGACGAACACAAACGCAAACACAAACAGTTGCGGTCGTTCGCATACCCGATAAACCACTGACATCATCAAGGGATGCCAGGTGGAGGACAACTTGCCTTGGTTGCCGTTGGTGCACAAAACAGTTCACTCAACGGGAATCCAGAAAAAACCTATTTCTATACTGCCGTGCGCCGCCATACACATTTCGCCACGGAAAACATCACGGTTGCGGTGGATGGTCCGAATGAGCTGATGCCCGATACCCAGATTCGTCTGCGGGCCAAGATTCCCCGCCACGCCGATCTTCTGACCCATCTGACCTTCACTTTTCAGCTACCGGCAATCTACAGCAAAATCTGGCAGTTTCCGTCGGGGCTCAATGACGGATCAGTGATCAAGCGTCTTCCGTCTTTTCGCTGGATCCACCAGCTCGGCGCGAATATCATTGCCGGCGTGTCCATCTATGTTGCCGGATCCAAAGTACAGGAATTTCCGGGTGAGTGGATCGCAATCCGTGCGGCCACCGACTACACGCCCGATCAGTACCAGAAATGGCGCACCATGGTCGGCGATGTTCCCGAACTGACGGAACCCGAATGGGGTATCTACGGCCGATCTCCGAACTATCCGTATACCGCCGGTGAGTATCCCCACAGTGTCTATGATCCTACGGGTTACACGGGCGCACCGTCTATTCCCGCCCGGCAAATCCGTGTCCCGCTACCGTTCTGGTTCTCCGACGCCTGGGGTCACGCACTGCCTCTCATCGCTCTCCAGCTCCACGAAGTGGAAGTACAAATCACTCTGCGATCACTCCAAGAGATCTATCGCATCAATGAGCCGTTTTTCAATTCGGAACCTCTCCGACCGCACACACAGCTGATTCAGGATCCCATGTGGCCGACCTCATCGCAGCCGACTGCTACGAATCCCGTCATTGACAATCTGACTCTACAGAATGCCTACGCCAGCTGGATTGATCCGATTGGTGAACTCTCCAACTATCTACAGCCGGCCACCGCGAATCCGCAGACAACGCTGCCCACGATCGGTTCGGCCTTCAGTCTGAACGCTTCTTTGGAGGCGAACTATGCCTATGTAACGGAGCGGGAGCAGATTATGTTCGCAGAGCGTGCTCTCCAAACTCTGGTCCACCAGGTCCAGTCATTCAGCTATCCTTCCGTAGTAGCCAAGACACGTCTGGATATGGATGTTCACGGACCGATCACCCGCATGCTGTTCTTCGGACGGCGCAGCGACGCGTTGACTTATCGCAACAACTACAACAATCTGAGCAACTGGAAAAATCTTAATCAGGCACCGTTCTGGCCCATTGACGCCAGCTCTGCTCCGCTTCCGAACTCAGGTCGTCTCATCGATTTCTACAGTTTTCGCGACACGCTACAGTCGGCACGGGTGCTCGTGGCCGGAAATGAGATCTATGAAGAGAAAGATGCCGCGTTTTTCGAACTCTCTACACCGTTCATGACGGCGCAGGGACTCGGTGTATCGACCACCGGATCTCCAATGGGAATCGCCGCACATCCTGCATTTGCGTTAGGACCGCTCTATCTGTTTCCGTTCGCACTCAATACATCCGATCACGAACAACCGTCGGGATCCATGAATGCCAGTCGGATTCGTGATGTTCAGCTGGAGATTGCGCCTGTCCAGCTGGATCCAAAAGGATACTATGTGTTTGATGTGACCGTGTATGCTGAGACACTGAATATCCTGAAGATGCAGAACGGTATGGGTGGGCTGATATGGGCGGTGTAAGTCGGTAGGTGTACCCAGCAAAAGAGGAGAGTTTCGTCGCCCTTAGTAAGGGACATGTCTGTTGTTCGAACACGACAGACACGACAGACACGACAGACACGAAAGAAACCCGTCCGTAGCTCATTGTTATTACAGACATTTTGGACAGGAAATCCGCTTTCTCGTATGGAACGAGCCGCCCTTCAATCCTATGTGAACCAGGGATATACGGTCCAGGTTTACACCTATAATCCCGTTGCCGAATTCAAGAAACAGATTCCTCCTGCCGCGGCCCGACACATTCGCGTTCACGACGCCCGTGATGTTCTATCGGAGAGTCGTCTCTTCGAATACGGCGGCCGCGCGACCGTCGGCAAACGCGACGATGCCTATAAGTTTCTGCCGTTCAGTGATCTGTTCCGATTCACAATGCTACATCGATTCGGCGGGGCCTGGATTGATCTGGATGTGTTTCTTATTCGTCCGATTTCACCGGCCGTACTGCAGCGTCCGTATGTGTTCAGCAGTGAGCGAACCATCCAGAAAGGCGCCTACAAGAAGATCGAACCAGAGATCGTCGATATGGGATTTATCAAGGTTCCTGGCCCGGCATCGCCTCTGACAACGTGGATTCTGGATCACATTCCGAAGGATATTGGTCTGGATCTCAAGACTCCGTTCGACTATATGAATCTGTACCGCAAAGCCATCGCAACTCTCCGTTTAGAGCGGTTCGTGTTGCCCGCGGTGTCATTCCTTCCGCTGAACTGGTGGGATGTTAAGGAATCTTTTGCGGAGGGTGCAGGGTCCGCCCGAGCCTGTTATCCTGGCAAATATGGAGTCGATCCATTCTGTGTGGCGGTTCTGAAGCAGCGGAATGTCTTCGGTGTACACTGGTTTCGGGCTATTCTGCGTAAAAAAGGCCTACCGTATGAGCGCGCGGCGAATCGGCAGACGACCGATAATCTCTATGAGAAGATGATTCAACAGATTGAGGATGCGGCGAATGTCACACGAAATAGTCTCTAAATATAGATAAAGATGTTTTATTATCTAAATATTGATGAAAGAACAGATTGCAAGAAAGAGTTTGAAGATACCTGGCTACCACAGTTTCCAGAGTTTGAGAGACATTCCGCATACTATTCTACAGTGCCACACAAAGGATGCGGAATATCTCATGTGGATGCAGCAGAAAAGGGATTTGCCGCGGGCCACAAGATTGTCGTAGTGTTTGAAGATGATGCGATACCAACGGAATATTTCAATGCCGCGGCATTTCGCGAACTTCTGGTTGAGGCCGAGGCGGCCTATGAATCGTTTGATACTATATATCTGGGAGCTAATGCTGAATATAAGCATAGCACTGTGGATGGATTTATCATTAGCCCCAACTTTATTCAAGTCGATCCATCGGAAAGAATAACCACTACAATGGGGATGATCTATAGTGTAAGATCTCGTCAGAAGTTATTAGAATATAAAGATAGACAGATACAGAGCACACCAATACCATGCGATAGGTTCTTTTCTGGTAAATCATGGGGGCCAACGGCATGGACTCCTTTGACATCATGGATAACATCCATACAACTATTAGATCAGCGTACATCGGTCTCTAATAATGTTCTACCGGAGACAGGTCATATTCCATCGAAGTTATATCCAATTTCTGCTCTAACAGAGAAGAAATACGAATCTTCTATGTCCACAACGGTTGATTTTCGATACGATATTGTGTGTATATCGGCTTTTTTTCCAATTTCATCTAAAGCTTCGAAAGAAACATATTATGAGCGAGCAGAAAGAATTCTGAGTAAAGCGGCGGCCCCATTTATTATCTTTACAACAGAAGAATGTAAACCGGTTTTTTTGGCTATGCGTCCATCCCATCTTCCTATGACTATCTATACGCTCCCATGTGGACCTGATAATTTGCCTATAGATTTACATTCAAAAGCCTGGTTCCGCAAACACGAATATGAGATACAAGCAATTATCGCAAAGAGACAGGTCCATAGAGGTGTCACCCCAGCACTTTTACAATTATATTTATCAAAATGGTGGTTTGTATCATTGGCAAAAGAGAAAGGGCATGTTGCACCATTTATGATGTGGTGTGATATTGGATCTCATAAAGAAATAGATATGAAATGTAACTTCTCTTCATGGCCAGCAGTATATCCACTCCACACTATTGTTCAACAGCAAAGAGAAAAATATAATAGAGATCCACTTATATTTTTCCAAAGAAGATCATCGTCCGGTCTCTCTCCTCTTACACATAATCGCGCAAATGATTCCATACTTACTGGTGGGCATATTATTGGAACACCCGAATCATGGGGTTATTTTACATCTGATTTTAAGCAGTCTATAAATAATCTTAAGACTCTAACTGATAGAAGTTTTCCATGGATGTATGATGAAGTGGCATATTATTATTATAGTCAAACAAATGTATCATCGTGTTATATTATACCAACGTGGAAGAATAAGATAACTCCTTCAAAATCAATGTTAGGTTGGTTTCCATCATTTTATTTCTTATGTGAACATTTCGCTTTGTCTTTACCAACGGAGGACACGATCGAAGATGATGCGTTGCTTGTAGTGAGTGCTAAGACTAATCCGCCTAAAGTAACAAAGGTATTTTTCAAAGCATTCAAAGGTAAGGTATTCGCCAGTAGACAGTTACGTGGTAGATAACAGTATATTGTATAGAAATTACCCTTTGCGCAAACCGAAACACAAACCGAAACACAAACCGAAACACAAACCGAAACACAAACCGCAAACCAAAAGTGTATACAAGCAATCAGAGGAGATGTTCAACGGACGCGTGAATATCCAGAATCCGCGACCTACGGCCTCTGGTCCGATCGACGAGGTGAAAGGGTTTGGATTCAACCAGTCCACGGTAGACTCCCAGGCTTCCGACGCCATCAAGGGAAACTTTCTGCCGACACCGATGAACCAGGCGTTCTTCAGTTCCGCGAATGTCCAGATTATCCAGAATCTCATTCGGCGGAAGGTCTACGATCGTTCCAATGGAGAGCTCCTGATTGATCCGCAGTCTACCGATCAGCTGCTTATCGTGATGCGCGCCATGTATTACCAGTATGGTAAGAACCAACCGACGAATATCCCCGGTCAGATCGCCGAACTCAACCAAATCATTGCAGATTGGTGTGTTCCCCGCATACTGTCGGAGGCATCGTTTCATCAGACCTATCTTCATGATATCCAGCATCTTCCGGTTCCTCTGTCGCATCCTGTCAAGATGAGCACGGCGGGAACCAAATCAGGAGTATTCGACCGGTTCTTTTAGGGTGGATCTCCAAACAAGAGACAGAGAGAGAGGAGCAGGTGTGGAATAAAAAATCATCGTAGATCGTAGAGATGCCAACACCGAATGAGGTTCTGGACCTTACAAAGAAAGGAATCAATGATCCGGCGCAAATGTGTATTGCGTTGAAGAAAGCAGGAGAGTATGCCGTCTGCATTGGAAAGAAGAATGCGGATTTGAATTATGTTGCGTCCCAGATTCAGAATATTGCGACGGAACTGCGCGGTCGGCTGAAATGTAGTTCTGGAAATTCGGCGATTCTTGCGGGCCTTATGGAAAGTTATACACCACCGCCACCCCCCGCGGCTGCTGCAAACGCGAAGGCTGCTGAGGAGGCGGCTGCAAAGAAGGCTGCTGAGGAGGCGGCTGCTGCAAACGCGAAGGCTGCTGAGGAGGCGGCTGCAAAGAAGGCTGCTGAGGAGGCGGCTGCTGCAAACGCGGCTGCAAGGAACGCGGCTGCAAAGAAGGCTGCTGCAAACGCGAAGGCTGCTGAGGAGGCGGCTGCTGCA